AAATTGAACTTAACGATACAATCTGTATAAGCATCACCAACTGTTGAGAATGGGCCATCTACGAAATCAACTAAACGTAAACCAATAGTTGAAGTTGTAGCTCCGCCAGCACTGTTCAAAGCAATTTTAGAATTGCCTACAGTTGTTGAACCTGCAGTTTGAATCACCGGGAAATTCGCGCCAAGGCTAGTTTGTGCAACAGCGCCATCAGCTTGAATTTGGAATAGTGTATCAGGATCATCACAAACATAAGCCATAGCATCACTAGCTGACGTTGAAGCTGGCCAGTATTGTGAATCTAGTTTATATTTTAATGTTGGATCTGTGTAAGTACAGCCTAAGAACACGCCCACTAAACCAGCTGGGAATTGTGATGCAGCAGAACCTACAGTTGTTACTTTTACAATGGTACCATTTGTCGCATCAATAGCTACAATATCACCAAAAAAGATGTTTGTAGCATAACCTGAAGTGATTGGTATTTGACGAGTAGAACCCGCAAATACTTGACCACCAATTAGGTTGATAGGACGAAGACCATATGGGGCAGCAGTTGTTGCCATATTATTTCTCCTTTGTTTTTGTTATTTACCACGACCAAATGAAGTAGTTGACTTTTTATCGGCAAACTTACCCATTCTAGGATCGTTGTCTTTCATGAAGCTATTATCCACCGCATCAGTTTGAGCCTGAGTTTGCTTATTCATATAAGCTTCGCGTTGTTTAATAAACTCCTCTGGGATTTTACAAAGTAAAAGACCACCAACTTCAACACCGTCTTTATAACGAGTATTTGGGTCTGATACTAATCTTATTTCAGGATGGTCCGCTAGTTTAACGGGTTCCCAACCTTCACGCATTTTGGAAGATACGTTCAAATTATCAGCACTATTGGCTAGACTAACACGAATCCAACGATACGCCCAACCAGGGACTTTTTTGAAATCAGGGAGTAATGATGCTGGGCTCCATGAATCTGCTCGTTGAAATTGTTCTTGCGTTGTTAAGTCTCTATCTGTTCTATTTTGTTCCATTATCTATTCTCCAATTTTAAAGTTTCAAGTGCATATGCTTCTGGCGAGATTCCAAGTTTCTTGGCAATAGCTGCCGCTGATTTGGTAATCTTCACTTTTTTAGGCGCGGTTGTACGCGTTGCCGAAGCAACAACAGTTGAAGGTTTAGTAGTGCGATGGGCGGGTGTTTCCTCGTCCAGCGTTGCATCCCCAAAGTATTCTGGGAATCGTTTGCGCATCGTATCATCAATACGATGGTAATAATTATCAGACGTAGGATCAATTCCTGATCTAACTAGTTTTTCGTGCAACCCCAAAGCTAAACTAGTCATTTCCTCGTCTGTTCCAAACCATTTATTATTATCTTGCCATTTTAAGGCTTTTTGATCTGGTTTAAATGCTTGAGGTTGTGATGGTTGTATATATACATCATTTTGATCTTCTTGTAAAGGCTTTTTAAATTTAGGCTCATAGTTCTGAACTTGAGACAGTCTAAACTGTGCATCATTCATCTTAGATTGAGCTTCAATTATTTTATCTGTATCACCTGAATCATAAGCTTCACGATAGTCTCGTTTAGCTAGACTTAGTTGATTTTCTAAACCACTTTTAAGTGTTTCAATGTAGTTTTCTTCGCCAGTACTTAAAGAACTTTTTAATCTCTTGTTCTCGTCAGCAATCTGTTTAGCATAACTAAGAGCTTCTTCTCTTTCACGAGCTGCAGCTTCTTTAGCACGTCTTTCATCATGCCAAACTTTTTTAAGCTGAGCCATACGTTGTTTAACGCGTTCAGAGTACTCTTGTAAGTTATCTTTTTCTAGTTCATCCACTACTTCTTTAGGTAAGGGTTCACGACCTTTATCTTCTGGTGGAGTATCATCTTCTATTTCAATATCAACTTCACTATCTTTAACTTCTACTTTTACTTCTGGTTTTAACTCTACTTCCGTATCGTCAGAACCTTCTGGATTTTTGATATCATCAATTACATCATCAGGATATTCAAAAACAATACCGTTCTCTTTTACTTCAGCCATATATTTCTCCTATACGCGCGCGTAACCGCGAGGATCCATTACTACACCCTCAACAGTATCATCGTTAATAATGCGGAATTCTCTTCCGTGGATTTTAAATCTAGTACCTGCATAAGCACGTGTTAGAATAAAATCACCCTCTTTACACCATGGACCTGTAGGGAATCGTGATTCATCCTTATAAGCCATTTCTCCTACTTTTAAAACAAACAATACTATAGTAGCGTTTTCTTCTACACGTTTAACATCGCCTGCTTTTAAAATACCGCCTTCATATGTATCCGAAGCTTCTGGGATAGCACATAAAAGTTTATACCCTTTAATGTCTGGTAGCTGTAAGCCACGTTCTTCAATAGGTATATTTTCTATTTCTACGTCATTTACTTTAGGAACATGAAGTGGCTTCCCGTTAAAATCAACTATATTACTCATCAAATGTCTCCATTCGTTTTGCGAGGTCTGCTATCATTCCTTGTACAGTGAGTAAACCCCGAATATACCCAGCTGCATGTTGGTACGAAGCAAAGTCTTTCGCTGCTCCGTCTCCCAATCCTTCTAACATTTGTTTGCGCTTTTCTTCTATCTGAGACATTAATAGTTTTAGCGTATCATCCATGTATTACTCCTTATTTTTTGATTGTTGATCCTTTTGCATTTTTAAGTTGTCCATTGTGGCTTTAAGGCCTAACTCAACACCTTTAGCTTGCTGGCTAGCTTCTAACTTTTTACCTTCCATTGTAGCTTTTAGACCTGCATTTAATCCCGCAATTTTTTCTTGAGATTCAATCTTCATCATTTCAAGTTGCATTTTTTGTTGTTCAGTTTGAGCTTTTAGTTGTAGCTCTTGACCTTTCAACTGTAGTTCTTGTTGTTGCATTTGGATGATAGGATCTTGTTGCTGTTGCTGAGCTTGTTGTTGAGCAATTTCACCTTGGTTCTTCTGCAATAGTTGTTGTGCAGCTTGCGCTGTTAAACGAGATAACTGTACTTCTGCTTCTGGTGGTAACTCTTCATCAGGTGCAGGCATTGGTGTGCCAAGTGTAGCTTCAATTTGTTTTCTATATTCAAACGCAATGTGTTCATTAATATGAGCTAATGCTGATGCTTGAATCATTTGAGCTTTAGGGTTTTGACCTATTAATGCTGCCATCTTAGGATCTTGCATAGCTGACATATGAACTTGGATATGTGCTTCATGATCTTGATATATAAACGCTTTAACAGGTTTACCATTAATTATGCTCATATTTTCAGATACAGGATCTTTTGGTTTTTGATCTTCAGCAGATGGGATTAGCTTACCAATGTTTTTAATACCTAAGACTTCTAGCATCTGTTTATTAAGTTCTACTTGATCATAGATTTGTGGGTTAGCTTGAGCCATTTGCATAACTGCTTGATATTGCACAACTTTCTGTGACATTGTAGCTGCATTTGGATCACTAACAGGTATCACATCTACATCATCATAGTCTGCTTGTTTAGCACGTCTATCACCTATTTCTGGATCATAGTTATACTCTGATGGTGTGTAGTCACGAATAATGCCTTTAAGTAATTTAAACTCTTGTTTCATCGCATAGTAGATACGCGCTTGGACAGCTGACATTACTTTGAGAGTTCTTTCTAGAATAGCTAATGTTGTACCTACTGGAGCATTAGCTGACATATCAGAAACTTTTAGACCATCGGCATTAGCAAATGCACGACCTTCTTCAATAATCTGATTCATCAAACTTTGCAGAACTTGTGAAGGCTCTTTATAAGGTAATGGTAAGATGTTATCGCGGATAGCACCTGATGGTACATCTACGTCTCTCCATTCACCTGGAGCTATGGGGGTGTCATCGCCTTTGATACGAAGACCACGGGACTTCATCCCCCCTGGTAGGTTGCTCAATGTTCCTGCATCAACGAGCTGTCTTAAGATCATTGTGCCTGACTTAGCAAACGCTCCAATCAAGTGGATCAAACCAAAGCAATAAAAACCAAAACCTGGGATATAGCCATAATGTACAAAGTGCTGACGTTTTTGTTTGTTCTCATCATCTGGGTTCCAGTTACGTCTAATAGCTAGAATAGTACCTGTACCTTTCTCAATAGTGATTACATAAGGTAGCGCTATGCCATCTTCTGAGTCACCATTTTCCAAGTCAACATTAACATGCATCTCAAGGATCTTGTAACGGTCATCATTCGTTGGGTTAAAACCCATCTTTTCTGCAATCTTTTTCTCAACTTCATCTAAATCTGCATATGGCTCACCTAAATCAACATCTCGGTAGAACCCTGCTACTTGTAACTTACGCATCTCATTTTTAGTCTTACGCATAACATGAGTTACACGATCAGCTACTTCTAATGATGACGCACCATAAGGTACAACTATATCTTCTGCAGGTACAAAGAGGGATACTTGTCTTTCAATGGATGGATCATAGTAAACTTTCTTAAACGCATTACCAGCTAGACCTAGCCCCCATAACATTCTTTCATGTTCTGGACGATACTCAGGCATCTCATTCATTAACTGATAGTTCATATCTTCTTGAACACGTTCAGCTGATGCTTCTTTTTCTGGAGTTTGTTTACCTACGATTTGTGTTTTGACTGGACCTGATGCTGGAAATGTTTCCATCATAGTCTCTGCTTGGAACTTAACTAACGCTTCAGTCATGAGTGGATGATATACATTGCACGCACCTGGCCATGGTTCTGTTCTATCTTCAACCTTCATACCTAATAATTCTAGACCATCTACATAAGTATCTAGCCAATCTTTTCTAGCGCCAACGTCACCTGTAAAATCACCAATTAAATTACCGGCTAATTCTTCAAGTTCACCTTCTTCCATGTCTTCTGCTAAGTTAGCATTGAACTCATCTGATACTTCTTTACCTGGTTGGAGTTCTATCTCCATACCATCTACGCCAATCTTAACGGATTCAGGATCTTCAATCTCAATTTCCAAGTCAGGTTTACCCTCAACTTGTTCATCCATGCTCATTGGTGCTTGATATAGTGCTTTGTCTATTGCCATAATTTATCCTTTGTTAATTCCGTGTCGTTGATTCCATCTATCTTCATGCCAAAACCATATACGCCTGTAAGTTTCTACTCGATCATGTCGTCTTTTGCTCTTGTTTGATACTCGCATTTTAATAAAGCGCTTCCTACCACTAAACAAACCTTTGACGCAATAAACAATCATACTAAATACAATTTATTTCTAGAACTTTTAAACCCAAATATTTCTTCTTTTTCATCATTAGGCAGTCTGATGAACCCACCTTGTCTAAACCTCATCAAGGCCATAGTAGTCGAGTCCACTTGGTCATCGTTAGCACCTGAAGGAAAGTCATTACATTCCTCAATAAGTTCATGTGCCCATCTATGATCTGGTGCCCACACAATACCACTTCTAAACAAGTCAGCCACAGAGTTAACGCGGCTAATCTTATCTTGACCTTTTCCAGGTGTAAATTCCCCTACCGGAACTCCCATCCTTCTCATCTCTTGATAGAGGGCCGCTCCGTTAGATTTCTTTTCTACTATGAAGGCGTCAGGTTCCCATTCCTTATACTCAGCTAAAACTAGTTCTTTTAGTTCAGGAAACTCTAACCGTTGCTTAATAGCATTTAGTAGTATTATATTATAATTATTGGTCTCTTCGTTAAAAAAGACTCCCCACGTAGTTAACGAATTATAATCGGCTCTATTATTTGCTTCTTGTGCAGCATCGAGAGACAGAATTGTAAACTCGCAACTTGGTGGTACTTCTTTGTCCCAGATCTTCCACCACTCACGTTTAATTAGTGCACCTTCTTCCGACACTGGGTTCTGTAAGTATTGAGCATTCCAGTACCGTACATCTAGTGCTGCTTTCTTTGCCTGTAATTCTTCAAGTGGCCAAAATTCAGGCCAAAGACTACGTTCTTTCTCAGAACCTTCGTTTAATATTGCTGGAAATTCAACGACTTCCCAATCGTCAACTCCTTCTGTCTTGATCATTTGGTTAACTATTTGGCCGGTCAAGTCTAGCTTTGACCACCTAGTCATTACTACAATGATCGCTCCACCAGGCATAAGACGCTGAATAGGACCA